AAAACCCGACCCCTTGCTTCACAAACATTTTGGGGGAAACTGGCGACAACCAGCCGGCATTGGCGGCGACTAAACAGCATTTGCCCAGACTTGAAACGGTTGGCTTAAGTCAGCACAGTTTTGGGGAGGGGATTTCCCAGTGGGCTAGTTTGCATATGGGCATTGAATTAATGCCATGGCAAAAGCATGTGTTAAATGGTCAGTTGTCCCATGATGGTTTAGGCAATCTGCAGTTTCGTGAATCTCTGGTATCAACGGCTAGACAACAGGGTAAGAGTATTGCGCTTCAAGCTCTTATTGGGGGCTGGTTGACTGACATAGCAATGCAACGTGGCAAACCTCAATCTGTGCTTTCGGTTGCCAACAAACTTGATAGGGCCGAAGCAATCTTTAGTGCTATTGCCCCGATACTTGTAGAGAAATTTGGCGGTAAGGCGGCCAACGCCATGGGCCGTAAGTCAATCAAAATGCCCGATGGTTCTACATGGGAAGTTAGAGCTGCAACCCCGAATTTGCACGGCGGTAGCCATGACCTGATCGTGGTTGACGAATGGTGGAACGTCAACGGGGTTGTGGACTTGGCCCTAAGGCCCAGCCAAATTGCTAGGGCTAACCCTTTGCTGTCTATGTGGTCAACAGCTGGTGACGAAAGCAGTGTCGACATGGTGGCATATCGTGAAGCTGCTATTAGCGAGATTGACAACGGGACTACCGGCAACCTTTATTTTGCCGAATATTCTATGGCGCCTGGCAGTGACCCCCGACTAGAAAGCAATTGGATTATGGCTAACCCAGCAATGGGGCAAACCGTGACCATTGAAGCGCTTAGGGCTGTCAGCAAAAAGGACAGTTTTCTGCGTGCCCACTTGAACATGTGGGTGTCGGCCCGTGGTGCCTGGCTTCAACCTGGCGTTTGGGACAAACAAAAAACTGACCAACCTATGCCGCCTGGTGGCGTGTTGGCTGTTGACACCGATTTAACAGACGGGCGTTATGTGGGTGTCAGGTCATCGGTGCTTGAATCCAAAGCGCATGTGTGTGTTGAATTTATGGTGGATACCGAAGACGCAATGTGGGAAGAAATAGAACGGGTCATGGCAGACACGGCCACAAGTCTGGTCATTACGCCAGCCTTGCATTTGCATTTGCCAAAACATTTGGAACGTCGAAGTAGCGTCATTGGTTACGGCGAGTTACTGAAATATTCGGGCCTTATCCAAAAGATGATAGTTGAAGGAAAAGTGCGGCACCGTGGCGAACTCGCTTTGGCTGAACATGTAAATAGAAGCGTGCTCACAAAAACGGGCGGTGGGGTCGTTTTGTCAAGTCAGAAGAGTCCAGGCCCCATAGAGCTGTGCCGGTGCATGGCATGGGCGATTGCCGAAAGTTCACGGCCAAAGGTTGTTGGCAAACCTATGTTTGCTGTGTCTAGGACACCGTGAACCTGCGTCACGCTAATGTTTGTTTAGTCCCTGTCCTGCGTCGGGCAGGGCAGGGACACCCCCCGATAGGAAAACACCATGGGATTATTTACAAGTAACAAAGTAAACAAGGCGCAGATTTCGCCCCAGTCTGAACCAACCGTGCAAGCAGCTGCAGTTGGTGGTGCTTACTATTCGTCGCAAGTCGCAGGCCCAAACCTTATTGGTGACTGGTGGTCATACCAGGCAGGCGTCATGCGCAACCGTGCAATGTCCGTTGCCGCCATCAGTCGAAGCCGTGACCTTATGGCTTCAGTCCTGGCAAGCATGCAATTAAAAATGTGTACGGAACGGTGGAACGAAACCGAAGGCGAAATGGAAGAAGTGCCGTTGGCGCCCCGTTCCTGGCTACGCCAACTTGACCCCGAAATGCCAAACAACTTCATGTTTCCGTGGATATTTGACGACCTGTTTTTCTTTGGCCGTTGTTTTCTTTACATCACAAGTCGAACCAAAGACGGTTACATGGCCAGCGCCACCCGTTTGCCGCAAGGTTCAATTACGACGCCCGACGCAAATCCCCCAGTGTGGTTTGGTAAAAGCAAAGAAATCTATTTCAACGGTGGCGCCATAGACCCCAAAGATGTTGTGCAAATCTTTAGCCCAACACAAGGCATGATTTACATGTCAGAACAAACAATTGCTACGTCACTAAAGCTTGAAGAGGCAAGATATCGCAACAGCTCTAGTGCAATCCCTGCCGGTGTACTCAAACAAACTGGCGGTGAACCATTGTCAGCAACTGAACTTGCCGCACTGGCCGAAGCGTTTAATCAGGCACGTGCAACCAATCAGACAGCTGCACTAAACGAATTTTTGACGTACACAGAAACCAACGCAACACCCGACAAAATGCTGTTGATTGACGCCGCCAATTACCAAAGTCGTGAAATCGCTAACTTGTGCAATGTACCCCCGTATTTGTTGGGTATTTCAACAGGTAGTTACGCTTACACAAACAGTGCTGGCGCCAAATCAGACTTGTGGACTTTCGGCCTGTCGATGTACGCCGAAGCAATCGTGGCCGCCTTGTCACAACAGTTGCCCCGTGGCACCTATGTTAAATGGGATACCGACAAGTTTTTAGAAACAGAAAAAGAAGAATACGCAGTCATGGAACCCATGACTGAAGAAACAGAACCACAAGAAAACACACAGGAAGATTTGGCATGATTCGATTTACTTCAAACACATTTGCTTTAGAAGCTGCAGGCCCAGACGGTGAAGAACGCCGAACAATCACTGGCATTGCAGTGCCGTACAACACTTTTGCAACTGTCAGCGATGGCACCACTGTGCAATTTGCACCAGGCAGTTTGCCCGTTGAAGGCAAAGCACCACGCCTTTACATGTACCACGATTCAACCCAGCCCGTTGGTTTGGTTGCAGAACGAGTCGACAGCCCTGAAGCCATGTACTTCACAGCCAAAGTGTCAAACACCCGTGCCGGTGACGAAGCGTTAGTGCTCGCAGCTGACGGTGTAATTGACAGCGTTTCAGTTGGTGTCAACCCCACAGAATTCAAGTACGACGACGAAGGCAACATGACAATTTTGGCGGCTGACTGGGTAGAGCTTTCCCTTGTCCCCACGCCTGCTTTTGCTGGTGCTACGATCAGTCAAGTAGCGGCCGAAGCGCCACAAGTCGAAACACCAAAGGAAGAACCCAAAATGGAAACCAGCCCAGCAGTTGTTGAAGAAACCGTAATCCCCACGGCACCAATTTTTGCCCAGGCAAAGCGTGAACCACGCCTGCCGAACGCTTTTGAATTTATGGCCGCAATCCACAAGGGCGGTATTGAAGCCGCTAACGCCAACAAAGTTTGGGAAGATTACCGTGCCTACCACAAGTCACCGATTGAAGCCGCCGCTGGCGATGTAACGAGCACCAATGTGGGCGGTATTGTGCCCCTTCCGTTGCTCGGCCCAGTTTTTGCGGATATTAACTACATCTCGCCGCTGTTGACAGCCGTCGGGACAAGGGCAATGCCAGGTGGCGGAACTGGTGCCACGTTCATTCGCCCAACATGGACAACCCACCCAACTGTTGCCGAGCAGGCCGCACAGTTTGACGCAGTGTCAGCAACCACCAGCGTGATTGCCGCCAACACCGTCACAAAAAAAAGTTTCGCCGGTGCGACCACCTTGTCATACCAGACGGTGGACTTCACTGACCCAGCCGCTATGGCAGTGATCATGCAAGACCTTGCCGGTCAGTACTTGCGAGCAATTGACAATTTCGCTTGCGACAACCTTGTCACTGCAGCTTCTGCTGATGGCGTTTGGGACTTGACCGTGGCCGACTTGCTGAAGTCAATCTACGATTGCGCAGTCACCACAGTTGCCGCCACCAACTTTTTGCCAACCCATATTGCTGTTGACCCAGCGACCTGGGGCTTGATGATGCAGCTTACGGACGACCAGAAGCGCCCGATTTTTGGTTACACGGGCGGTGGCCTCAATGCGTTTAACGCAATCGGTAACGGTGGCATTAACGCTTTCCAAAACGCCAACCCACTTGGATTGCAAATCGTCGTTGACAACAATTTCGCCGCAAAGACAATGGTAATTTTCAACAGCAACGCATACGAAATTTACCGCCAAGACCGTGGCCTGCTTTCGGTTGAAAACCCCAGCACCATTTCACGCACCATGTCAATGTTCGGTTACGCCGCAACCTTTGCTGCTAACTCAAGCATGATTCGTAAAATCACCCAGGCTTAGTCGAAAGGCGGTTAGCCGCCCATGGCTGTTTACTCTGTTATCTTCCATCAGCGTTTGGACAATTACGCAGTTGTTCAAACGCTGACGGAACCCGAACTGGGTTTGGGTCAATCGTTCACGATTGCAAGTTTAGGTCACGGCCTGAACGGCACACACACGGTGTACGACTTGCCCCCATACCTGTTTACTGGTGTCACCAGTAGCGGTGATCTCACATTCGACTACGCAATACCGATTGAAAATCAGGTGTTGTTTTACGATGAAGGCGACGACTTAATCCGTAGCGCCGCTATCCCACCTGGCACCCTGACTTTCACCGAAACTTGTACGTGGATTACGGGCACACAAATTGGCACCTGGCTAGGAATTGCTTTGGCTGGTGTCGACGAAACGGCTTTCTTAACTCAGTGTGCTAACAGCGCCAACAACTTCATTTTTCGTAGACGTCAAGAGTCTGGCTACACCGACCAACTGACCGTTGTTCCTAGTGCAGATGTAGAACTAGCCACGATTATGATGGGCGGCTCGATTTACAGACAGCGTGGCGCCATAGACCAATTTGCAAGTTTTAGCGATATGGGCACAGCTGCAGTATCGGGCCTGTCGCCGTTAATCAAACAGTTAGCCGGTATCCCACGGCCTGCGGTTGCGTGATGACTGTTTACACCGACCTGTTCAATGAGGCCATAGATGATTTGGCGGCAACGCTGGCAACCATCACTGGCATGCGTGTGGTGTTTGACCCTGAGAAGATCAACCCACCATGCGTGTTTATTGACGCACCCAGTTTTGATTGCTTTAACTACAACATCGTCACCATGAATTTTTCGGTAAAAGTCATAACCTTAGGGCCAGGCAATTTGGACGGCTTACGCAACGTTTTAAGCATGTGTGCGAAGGTTCTAGCAAAGAATGTGGCAGTGAAGTCTGGACGCCCTGGGTCGTTTCCCGTGGGCGGCCAAATGTTTGCCGCCTATGATCTATCCATCGACTTACAAGCACAGACAGGATAAAAAATGAAATACACAGTTATCAGCGAAAGAATCGGCACCGTAGGTGAAGAATTTGTGCCTGGTGCAGGTACCAACATTGAATCATTGTTGGCGCACGGGTTTATTAAATCTGACGAACCTAGCGACAGTCAAGCCCCAAAATCTGCTAAAACTAAAGAACCAGCAAAGAAGGATTAAACCATGGCTTCAGCAACTTATCTCAGCAATCCTGGCGTAATGATTAACTCGGTCAATTTGACCGACATGTGTACCAGCGCCACGGTCACTAACACGATAGAGGCGCTTGAGGCCACAGCATTTGGAAGTACATCAAGGTCATACGTGGGCGGCCTTGCTAACCAAGAAATCACTTTAGATTTGTACATGTCCTATGCGGCCACTGAGACCTACGCAACTCTTGCGGCTCTTGTTGGAACTGTTACAACTGTTAAGGTTGCAAGCACTGACGCCGCCTTAACCACTGCTTCTGCCACAGCTCCCCGTTTTGAATTGGTGGGTTGCTATTTAGAGGCGCTTCCGGTCATCAACGCAACCATGGGCGAGTTGTCAACCATTTCAATTACCTTCCAGGGTGGCGTTCTTTCCACCATTGTTGCCTAACAACCAAACAAACAGAAACGGCCCGACATGCAACTAACGATCAGAGTCGACCAGGGCGAAGGCCCTGTCGAAGTAACAACCAACCTTTTTACAATCGTGGCGTGGGAAAGAAAATATAAGCGCAAAGCCAGCGATATGGGCAACGGTATCGGCATTGAAGATTTGGCATATCTTGCACACCAGGCATGCCAGCAACACAACGTCACCGTGCCAATCGTGTTAGACGACTTCATTAAAAAACTGGTCTTGCTTGAAGTTGTTAACGATGAACCCGACCGCCCTACTTCGCCAGTACCTACCGACACGCACTAGCGCAAGTTTTAGCGGCGACAGGGTACTGGCCACCTGAAGTAGAGTTTGATAACAATGACCTGGCAACAGTCATTAAAGTTATTAACGAATCACGAAAATAAAGGTTGGTCATGGCAAGAACGCCTAAAATAGAAGGTGTAAAAGACACCATTAAGGCGTTGCGTCGAATTGACCCAGAACTACGCAAAGAGTTCAACCTTAAAGTAAAGGCTATTGCGGCGCCAATGACCGACGCCATGAAAGCCGAATACTCAGACAATCGTTTTCCGTCCGGCACAAAACGGTCGTGGACTGTCGGCAAAACCAGTTCAGAAAGCGGCAGAAAACTATTTCCATTGACAGCTGCTAAAGCCCAGAACGGTGTCAAGGTAAAGATAAATACCAGTTACCGTGACCGCAACGCTTTTTATGTTATGCAAGCAAACCCTGCGGCCGCCATTTTTGATATGGCAGGCAAAAAGAATTTGAACGGTTTAGGTAGTGCTTTTAGTTCCAAGTTCGGCAAAGACGCCAGTCGTGTTATGTGGCCTGTTGCTGAACAAAAACTTAGAGACACACAAGACGGAATTAAAGACTTAGTGAAAGAAACCGAAAAGGTTATACAAAAAGAAGTTGACCGCTAATGGCTATCAAAATTCCGATTTTTAGCGATTACGACAACAAAGGTGTCAGCGACGCCACTTCTTCTTTTGAGGCTTTCGGTACAAAAGTTGGCAACATAGCCAAAACAGCCGCTTTAGCAGTAGCCGCTATTGGTACCGCCGCCGCCGCTGGCGCATACAAAGCAATTACTGCCGCCAGTGACTTAGCCGAAGCCCAAAGCAAAGTCAATGTTATTTTTGGTGAAGATAGCGCCAAATATATTCAACAGTTCGCCGACCGTGCTGACGTGGCTTTAGGTCAGTCAAAGCAGTCAGTAATGGACGCTGTAGGTACTTTTGGTACGTTTGCTAAAGCCGCTGGTTTATCAGGTGATTACGCCGCTGAATTTTCAATGGAATTTACGACGCTGGCGTCAGATTTGGCGTCGTTTAATAACACCAGTCCCGAAGAAGCAATCCAAGCCATAGGTTCAGCACTTCGAGGCGAATCGGAACCATTGCGTAAATACGGTGTAATGCTTAACGACGCCGCCCTAAAAGCCGAAGCGGCCGCACAAGGTATCTACAACGGTATCGGCCCGTTAAATGACCGGCAGAAAATTCTGGCCGCTGAAGCCGTTATCTATAAACAAACCGCTGACGCCCAAGGCGATTTTGCAAGAACTAGCGATGGATTAGCAAACAAACAACGCATTTTTAAAGCGCAATTAGACAACCTTGTGACCACTATTGGTGGCAAGTTGCTACCTATTTTTATGAAATTTACAGATTTCATAACAACAAAACTTGGGCCGACAATCGGCATGTTAACTAAGGCTTTTGAAAAAGACGGTTTAGCTGGAATCATTCGA